ATCGAGTTCTGTCTGTCCATCTCGCGCGGGGAGATTAGGCACGGCTCCGAATGTGTATTGTGGATGGCCGACCGACTGACCTCAGTAAGCTAATTTACTTGGCGTGACGGGATACTTACCTTTGGGGCGAACTGCGATCTGATCTTCGGCGATCCGACCAGTCCCGCTTGCGAAGTCCTTGTGTCAGCGGCTGTACAGTGCTCAGTTATGGGCTCCCTTGCAGCTTTTGGCGGGTTCCCAGTTCACATCGGTGCGCCAGTAACCACCTGGGCATACTGGAGTGGGACGACCACATCGTTTCTCGACGGCTTCCGTTGTAACACCCTGGAATATTGTTCCAATCCGCCGCCGAAGTGTCCTGCATTCGGTGTCTGGATCAACCAGAGAGGTCTAACGCAAGCGCAGAGGGACGGGACCTGTCGGACTCACAGCCCGTGGAAAGAAGTGCAGTTTTCGGTCGATTTCCCCGGCTTTAGTCTTTGCACGGGCGCACTGGGCCAGCTGGCGCCTTGGTTGAGCCAAGCCATCCCCACTTATGGTACGGTTACGACGCCGCAGCCATGCGACAAGTGAAGAGGGTACTCAGATGTGGCATAGAATTTCGAGACGCACGCTCATGAAAATCACGTTCGCAATCGTCGTGCTTTTGGCGTTGGGCGCTTGGCGGGAGATGCGCAAGGGCATCACGGAAGCGCAAACCAAGGAAGAGGTTGAACGTTGGGAGAAACGGCAGCAGCATCAGCCGCCGCCAGAAACACCAAAACCATAATTGTTCGGCGCTTCGAGACCATTCTTCCCCCGCCGAAGCGCCGCTCTTCTCGCTAGCTGACGGGCCAAAGCGCGAGCGCCCGGACAAGATTCGCCGGGCTCGATCTTGACCCAGAACTCGGCCGAATCTTCTTCGTCGTCGCGGATCTCCGCCGACCAGATCATTGATCACTTCCCATTGCCGGATTTTGCCAAGAGTTCGGACTTCTGCGCGCTGCCCGCGCTCGACCCGAAATAGTAGGTGATCACCGAAACCCAGGCCGTGCCTAGCGTGCCAATCATGATGTTGGCCAGATCGCGTGACTGATCATTCACGCCTTTGACGAAGGCGAGAAATAGCACGCCGAAAAAACCCAGCGTCACAAAGATGCTGAGATAAGCAGGCAGACGGTCGCGCAGAGTGATCTCACGCTGACGCGCATCGGCCCGATCAGCAGCCGCGATCTGGGCGAGCTCTTCGACATTCTGAAAGCCCAGCGCCGCCATCTTGGCTTCGATTTCTTTGTCGGCCAACTGGAACTGCATCAGTTGTTCCGGAGTGGCGCCCGCGACTGCTGCGGCGATTGCATCAGGATGGGCTTCCACCTTGTTGCCCGTGATGCCGCTAATTGTCTGCGCTGCCAAGCCGACCAGTGCCGGCACATTGCCCGTAGCGGCCGCACTGATCCATGGTGCCGCCTTTCGCATGAAGCCTAGAATGTCTGCCATTGTGATTCCTCGGTGTGATTTGCCTACCAAAACAGAACCGAGGACTTGCGAGTAGTTACGAAAGTCGCTGATCGTCCGAGACGAAAGGCGGCAACCAATCGCCGCCCATCAAGTCGTAGATGGCCAGCACTTTAGTGGCGCGGGCAGGGTCGGTTGACCAGGTGAGCGAAACTTCATTGATGTAAGTGACGGCGGAAGCCGCGCGCAGAGCATTCGCATAATGAAGGTAAGTGTCCGCCAGTCGCTTCAGCGTCGCCATGCGATCTTCGAAGCAGGTTTGCCAGTTTGGGTAGCTGACCCAGTCGGCCGTGACGACGACCCATTGGCCCTTCAGGAACTCGCGAGTGGGCAAGCTGTGTGTCCCATAGATCGGGTGTTTGTGCTGCTTCATCCCGAAGAGATTGTTGTCTTTTTGCGCCAGTAGCGAACGGCCGTAATTTGACTCGAGTGCCGCTTCGCAGGCGGCCATTTCGGGGAAGATATGCCCAGCCTCGCGCGCAGCGGCACACGCGGCCTGCAGAAATTGCTTTTGTAGGGTTGTCATGAGAGAAGCCTTTCAGGCCCAGATGCGATGTGCTCGAAACATTCGATCGGTCGTGTAGGGGTGATCGGGGCAGGATAGATGCGCGGTGATGATGTCATTCGACGGGGCGGGCCAAGCACACGAGCGGCTGCCGCGGTTCATGAAGCGCCGGGTGTCGTCAAAGTAACGTAGCTTCACATCGAGATGCCGGCCGAGAATGTTGCCCGTCCACAGATCTTCGGTGTAAGGCGTGATCTCGTCGCGCCAGACGCCCAGCACGGGCGCATCGAGCAGCAGCGTGTAAGCGCGCTTCGACAGCCAGTAACCCGGGCCGCCGCTGGCATAGTTCTGCGCCCGCTGATGCGTGACTTCGTTGGTCGATGGATCGCCGCGGAAGTCGCCGTAATAATCATGCTCGGTGAAGCCGCACGTCATCAGGCGATCGAGACGCACGTAAGTGTCAGGGAAGCAGCGGAAGACGAAGTCGTAACCGTGCTCAGCGGCCCAGCGCAGCGACGAGCGCGTCTTGTAGGTCAGATGTCCATAGTCGTCGGGAACGTCGGCCAGAAAGACGGAGTCAGGGTTGAGTTCGGCCGATTGTGCGCCCTGCCCATGTCCCATGAAGAAGCGATATTGCAATCCGGGAAAGTGCACGATGTCGGGCAGCCATGTCTCCCGCATGGCGTTATTGTTCCCGTTCTTCTCGAAATCGTAGCAGCTGGAGATGGCGATCAGGTATTTCACAGTTCGATGACGCCGATGCCTGCCCAGTGCAGGTGCCGGTTAAATTCGCGCTTGTTGCCGCCGAGTTCCGCCCAGAGCTGCTGCGGGCCGAGATGCTGAATGTCATGGAAAGCGATCAGGCCGCCAGGTGTAGTGACAAATTCCCGATACATTTCGAAATCTTGTTTCACGCCTTCGTAAGAGTGATCGCCATCGATGAAGAGCAGGTCGAGGGTTTGGCTGCCAAGTAGATCGCGGACACGCTGCTGCATCGCCAGGTCATGCGAGTCGCCGGTTAGCAGACGGACGTTCGGCGCCCAACTCAGCATCTTCTGATTGCGCTCGGCGAGCAACTGCGGGTCAATAAAGCGCCAGCTTCCCGACGCCCCATTCGGCAGATCAAGCGAGATCTTCAGTCCGGAAACGAGCTGGCACCATAGGTAGAAGGTGCCGCCCGACTCTGAGCCGATTTCCAGCATGTTGCGCGGCTGGCGCTCACGCAGAAAATCGCAGAAGGCGGTGATCTCTTCCTTCACCTGAATCATGCCTTCAGCGAAGGCGCGATTGACAATTTCGGTCGTGCTCAGGGATGCCAGGGATTCCATGTGATGTTTGTCTCCAGGTCGGGAATAGGGCCAAGTCGCAGATCCCAGTAACGCCGATCGCAGACTGGCCGAATCTGCGTGTTCCGGTGCAGGGTGACGTACAAGCACCAGTCTTCCATCTTTTGCCAGTTGGCGAGCGTCACCTGGTGTTCGCCGTAAGCCTGCAGGTAAGAAACCATGGCGATGCGGCTGACCCAGTAGCCCGCGCCGCCGCCGCAGCAGTCGCCTTCCTTGCCTACTAGTCCGACGAAGTCTTGCCCAATCGGCACGGCCGCCATCAGGCGATCAGCGTGAATGTAGGTGTCGCGATCGCACTTGAAAACGTAATCGTAATCATGATCAAGCGCCCACTGAAACGCCTGACGCACCTTTGCGGGCAGGGCCATGTAATCGTCGCGCACGGGCAGGATGACTTCGTCTTGCATGGGGTGCGCATTGCCGACGCCCAGAAAGAAGCGGTAATCGGTGCCCCGCAAGAGTTCGCGCTGGGCGTGTTGCGTCTCGCGATCGCGGGCACAGGATGGAATGACGATCAGGGCTTTCATGATTCTTCTACCGTCCCATCACCCAAGATGTAGCGATCAATCCCACGCGCCTTCAGGCAGGGCCTTCCGGGCTGCCGCGCTCGCGCCCGCATCTTGGGATACTCCGGCGAATTGAACGCCCTATACTGATCGCTGATCTCACAGCCCTTCAACTGATTGATGTTCGCGCCTTCAACGTAGGCAACTCCCCAATAGGACCGCTGCAGATCGATGAAGAAGGCCGAATGCTCGCCGCCGCCAATCTTTACGTCGCCGCCGTCCCAGCGAATGCCGCCGTGCTCGGGCTCGAAGATCTTGCGCCGGATCAGCGAGTAATTCACAGTTAAGTCACAAAGATGATAAGTCGTGCCGTTAACCCGCCCACTGCCGTGATAATCGGGAACTTCCTGCAAGCTACGCAGGCCGGGCTTCCAGATGAATTCATAAGGATTGGAATCGACGCGGCCGGAAACGAGGCCAAGACTGGGCACAGCGTCGAGAACTTTCTGCATAGCTTCCACGCCAGGCCGGACAGTCGGGTCAGAGAAGTCGAAGTCGTCAGAGCCGATCAGCATGTACTCTTTATTGCAGTGTGGGATCGCGGCATTGGCTTTTGCGCCGAAGCCAGAATCGAATGGCAGCCAGATGCAGGCATGTTTCTTGCGGCGCAGTTCCGCGTAGCGCGTGATTTTGGCTCGGGCTTCGCGGCCATCGTCGACAACCACGATCTTGCAATCAGGAAAATTCTGCTCCAGCCCTTCCAGGCACTTCATCAGGTAGCCATCCCGGAGGAAAGTCTTGATCATGATGGCAACGCGGGAAAGCGAGCCGTGCGGTTGGCGGTACTCCTTGAGTTGGGATTCCTTGCCGCTGTGGTACTGCTCGTGCACTTTGTGCATCAAGTCCGCCCGGTATTCGCAGGATGCGATAATCGGATTGCCCTTCAGCGGCGGTTCTCGTCCGCTGATCGCGCTGTTTTTGGAGTACTCGACGATGAAGCGCGTTTCATTGAATGGCGTGACTCCTACCTTGAGCAGTTGATTGCCGGTCCAGCGGTCTTCCGAGAAGTCGTCATTCGCTGCCCAATCATTGCGCGCAATCAGTTCCATCGCTTTGCGCGACATGCCATAGCAGAAGCCGGAACAGTAGGGCGCGAGATAATTGCCCGAGGGTCCGCGCAGGCGCCCGATGTAGTCATAAGGCGGTAAACCCAGCAGCCGCTCAGGTCTCAGGTAGCAGTCGTCGTCAATCTTCCAAAGGTAATCGTAACCTTGGTTTAGCGCCCAGCGTCGAATCAGTTGCGTTTTCTGGCTGAGATAGTGATAGCCGTCCGGACAGTCCAGGATAACTTCATCGTCATGGCGTTTTGGGCCATCGCCCAAAAAGAAGCGGACGTCCGCGCCTTCGACTTCCGCCGCCCAAGTGTTGCGGATGGAGTCAGCCCGTTCGCGATAGGGGTGGCAGGTCGTAATGCCGATGAGAGTTTTCACGATGAGACTGACATGGACACGCCAGTCCAGCCCGTATAAGGGCTGTACTGGTACTGCATCATGACTTCGACAACCATTTGCGTCACTTTGGCGAACTGCGCGGAAAGATGGGGATATTCATCCGGATCGAGAAAAGCTGGCGTTCGGTAAACGCTGGCTGCAACTGGTGCTGCCGGATTCTGCCAGTATTCTTCCCAGACTGACAGGCTGCGGAGTAAGTAACCGGCTGGCAACTCTTCCGGATCGCCCAGCGGCAGCGGCTGATAGAGCGCAGCCTGGACGGGTGCGACCCAATTAAGCCAGTATTCGTCCTCAACCTGCTTCGGGGGAATCTGCAGGATTTCGAGAATGAGTTGGGTAAGCTGAACATTGGAAGCGCCAGCGGCGAGAACTTCGACAACTTCCTGCGTGCTGCGGACATTGCTGGCGCCAGCAGCGAGAACTTCGACAACTTCCTGTGTAAGCCGAGCCAGGCCGCGGAAGAGCGAACCGGCAGGAATCTCATCAGGACCGCTGAATACTCGCGGCTTATCGTCCGCCCATCGAGTAGTCAGAAACCAATATTCTTCTGCAACCATTCAGGCATCAGGAAACGATTTTGAGTCCCCATTCGGTGCGGTTGATCACCGTTTGCGACCATGCCGCCGCCCCGTTCGGGCTGGAATTGAATGCGCCACCATCGACCAGAGCGAAAGAGGACGGGACGGCTACAGCCGAAGAGAAAGCGTCATTTCCTGTATCGGTCGCGCTGAGCGATACCGTGTGGGCGCTGGCATCGTCTTTTGCGATTCGGGCTTTGGGCACCAGGTAGGTAGCATTGCCTGCGAGCGTGACTGATTCGAAAGTGTAGGAATCGCGGTCATTCACATTTGGGGAAGCGACGTAATCGGTCAGATCATTCGCCGGAATCTCATCGATGGCCTGCCAGTTGTTGGCCGCGCCGCTAGGTGTGAAATTGGTAAACGATCCTGCGCCATTGGGCACGATGGTGCGGATCACGCGGTCCCCGAGACGAGTGTCGTTCACGCCGCCCGTGGTATCGTGGCAGTAAAGGTCATCGACTACGGGAGTGTAATTGTTGCTGAGGTTGCCGATGCTGATCTTGTTGGCCGACGCCGTGCCGCTCTGACTCGTATTCAAACTGCTGGAGTTGATGACCGAAACGCCGTCAACCCAACATTGCACCGAGCCGCCGGTGCCGGTCGCAAAGGTGACTTGCACTTCGAGAAAATGCCAGACGCCGCCGGTGAAAGCGTTGCTCGAGCTTGCCGAGCCGATGGGCGACCCGGTTGGCGCATTGCGATAGAACTGCAGAACGCCAGCCGAGCTCAAGCCCAGGCTGACCTGAACGGTTCCCGTATCGAAGAACTCCAGCAAGGTGGCGATATTCCCGCCCGTTGGCATGGTTGTCACCTTGATAGCAAAGCCCAGAATCAAGGTAGCCTGTGCACTCAGCAGGTTCTTAGTGATAAAGCCGGCCGATCCGAACGTCACGCCTTGAGAATGGGCAAACTGGAAACGCGCCGAGGCGGAATTGATGGTTACCGTACCACTGGACGCATCCCATTCCTGAGTCGCAGTCGTGTAGAAGTCGAAGCCAGTCGAGAATTGGCGAGCCATAGAGTTTCTTTCTGTTTAGCGGAACTCCACCAGGTCGGCTCCGGTGCAGGGATTTGCACCGCAACTCCCGGTCGTGTACGGGTCATACGTCATGGCAGCACCAATGTTGTTGCTGGCAATTCCGGTGCAGCCGATGAAGCCTTCAATGAACGGATTCCACGTCATGTAATTGAACGGATAACCCCAGGCATTGTTTTGCGTACCGAATTGTGCGCCTGCGACCGTATCCACGATCAAAACCAGCGGAACCGCATTCTGCAGCCCTATTCGAGTGATGTTGCCCGTAGAGCCTGATTTGGGACTTGCCACGGTGAACTCTCCGCGAGGGCAATCGACGGCCGGACCGGTGACCGCATCATGATGAGTCAGCGGAAAATGGATTTCGTTAAACCAGTTTGGAATCAGAAGCTGCGTGCGCATGAAGCTAGCGCACAGGCCTGAATAGGTGCCCAATTCGATCAGGTTGATGGAATCGATCGTGCGGATGTCGCCTGTGCCGCTGAAGCTTCCATTGGTAAAATCCAGCAAGATCTGGCCGTTGGAGCGATTCATGATCATGCCATTCGGCCCAGTACCGCCAACCGTAAGCGGCAAGGTGGCGACAATGGAGCCGCTGAGCAGCGAGATTTTGGCGATGTAGGCGGAACTGATATTGTACTCATCCGCTGAAAAGCTGTAGCCACAGGCATAGATGTAGCCGATGCCATCCGAGAGCACGTAAGGCATGACGCGGGTTGCGGATGGCATCGCGAGGGCGGCGACAAGCGCGCCCGTAGCGGCATTGTTTACGTTCAGGTAAAAGACATCGGGCGTGGCCGCATTGTCGTGAATCAGCGAAGCGACATAAGGGATCGCGGTGTCTTCGAAGGTTGTCAGTCCATAAACCGTCGAATTGGTTGGCGCGGAACAGCCAAAGGAAAAAATCTGCGTTCCGCTCAGCGCGTCCCAGGCCCGCAACACTGGCCCGACAACTGAAATATCCGAATCGCCAGATGTGGCATTCCAAAGCAGTCCATTGGTGTCTGCCATGAAGAACGCGACTTCCAGATTGTGATCGCTATCGGTATTGGCGAGATGAACCGCAGAAGAGAACGATGGAACCGACCCAGAGCCAAAATCCGCCGTTAGCGCATACCAGCCGCCAAACGTGGGCGAAGGGGTCAGGTGATCATCGTCGTGAACAACGAAGTAATAGATGGAGCCATTGCGGGTTTGTTCGAGCCGCCAAGAGAAGCCGCCAGGAGAACTGAAAGGCGTCCCAGGCAAGCCGAATGCAGATGATCCAGCAGCAGGCATTTTCTATTGCGCTCCTCTCGCGAGGCGTTGACGCCAGATTTCAGTTGCTCTAAGTCTGGCTTTCTTCAGCATGGCTTCCGCCCGGCGCACGGGCTTGCCTTCACACTCAATGCAAATCCATGCTTGGCACCCATGGCAGAACCGGCATTCCTTTTGCGTGGCGTCGTTATCCGCCAGCAGGCACACATCGCAAGTGTGCATGGTGTAGGCCATAGGCTTTAGGTCACCGTCAATGCCGCGCTGGCAACGATCGAGCCGAGGGTTGCGGTAATGGTCGCGCTGCCGGTGCTTATACCAGTAGCTAATCCGGTAGCGATGCCTGTGCCGCTGCCGCCGCCGCCCGGAGTTGGGTTATCGACATTTCCCCCAGCTCCGGGTGCGCCTCCGATCCAACTGCCGCCGAAAGTCGGTCCGGGGATATTGGTGTAGCAGGGAAACACAGGTGCAGGGCAGCCGCCCGAAACCAGATTGGTATGCGTGGTTGTCTTGTCAATCTGGTAGGTGCCGGTAATCGGTGAGCCGCTGGTCAGGTTGGCATGCGTCCACTGCACCAGGCCAAAACCCTTGCAGAAGAAGAATTCCTCGCGCTGGTTGCCAAAGTAGTGGCTCTCGCGGAGGGTTACCTGAGTGCCGACGCTGCCGCCCCAATTCATGCTTCCGACGTTTGTCCAAACGTTCGTAGCCGTTCCCAGATTGATCAAAGGCAGGCCATCAATTTCGCAGGCAAGCGTATCGACAATCGTGTTAGGCCCGGGCGCGGTGACCGTCACCGGTCCGCCGGCGAGATCGAAGAAGCGCGGCCCAATCGGCTGCGGATTAATGTGGCGCTTGTACCCGGAAGCATTCAGCCACTGCGAGGCACTCTCGGTAATCCAGTGATAGATGTAGGTGCCGTCGTAGGTGCGAATATCCCAAGGATGGCCCAGTTGGTTTTTGATGTTCCAGAATTTTTGCCCATCAGCATCGAGCCAGCTATAGGCACTGTTGCCCGCACCCGCCATGTGGTTCGTGGTTCGCGCCGGATAGGCGAGCAAGACCCAATCGAGCAAGTCTTCGAGCGCCGGCGGCGGTCCACTGGTGTTGTACCCGATGGTTGCGATGCCGGTATTGCTCGATGCCCAAGCCACCGAGGCAGACAAATCGAGGATGCTGCCGTCTGAATAGGTGCCAATGGCGGAAAACTGCTGCGTGGCGCCGACAGCAATCGAAGCGCTCGCGGGCGCAATGACCATGCTGACCAGGAGCCCGGAAGTGTTCAGTCCGGTGCCAACCAGACTGAAGGCCATTCCTGCCCCATCACCCGGAACGGCGGGTCCGACGATTTTCAGCACATCGCCCACTGCGAAGCTGGTCGAATTGGCCGCCACAAACTTCCCCACATAACTGCCCGGCGAGAAGGTTACCGTGCCGATCAGTGTGCCCACAGTCGGACTGGCCAAAGTGAACTTCTCGATGGTGAATACCTGCGTTGTCGACGGCGGAACATCTACCCAAGCCTGGCTGGGCACCATATCGATCGCGAAAGTCACGGCACGTGGAAAGTCAAAGCGATAAACAATCTGGTTAGCTGCAACCAGACAGTTCAGCATCGAGGATGCAATGATCTGGGTGGGCGTACCGCTATTGGGCGGCGGACCGCCACCGGGCACTGGTGGCAGCGGCGGAGTCGTCGGATTGCCAAATGTCGAAGGCGGAACCGCAGTGGAGTGGCAGTTCTCGCGCACCCCTATGACGGTGACAGAAATCTTCGGATAACTCAGATTGCCCATCACGTAAGGTCCGCCCGGCGGCAGCCGCCAGACTTCAAGGTTAATGATGGGCAGCGACTCGGTATGCAGCAGAAACGCTGGCATCCGCAGGTGGGTCGGGATCTCCATGGTTGTATCCGCCCAATCCCATAAGATGTGCATTTCCGAGTAGGAATAGTGATAGCCGTCCTTCGGCGAAACCACCGGCTGGATCACTTGCCCGTGCGAGTAGATCGTAGGCCCGAAAATCTCAGGACTGAGCGCCGATTCGCGAATGTTCTCATTCAACTGCTGCATCGTCGCCGACTGCAGCGTGGTGCCGGGAAAAAAGGTTTGCGGCGGAATTTCGGCGAAGTTCTGGGCGATGCCGCCGACTCCACTGATTAAATTGTGGCGCGAGCAGAAGGCGAAGACGGCAACCCGCCCGTGATCGGTGTGCGGATTGAGCGACTGGTTGCCTTCATCGTAGTAATTAACAGTAACCGAAACCGTGCCTGTTGTTTGGTTGATAGAGCAGAGAATCGGCCCAAGTTGCCCGAGCGACATGTCCGGCGCAGCGAAGCCAACGGCGTAAGTTGTCCAGCGCCAGGAACTGACCAGCGTAATCTGCGCGCGCGAGTAGGCGTAGCCATCGGCGGGCGAAACCGGAGTGGGCACGGTATCGCCATCGCTAAACTCGCCCATGTAGATGCATTCCATGCTGAGTGCGCCGAACTTGGCGTTGTCATTGAGGCGCTGAATGACGGCAGACAGACTTCCCCCAGCGCCCAAGGCTGAGTTGCTGACATCGACGTAGGAATTGAGCGGACTAGAGACCAGTAAAGTCGTTCGCTGCCGCTGGGCGATGGTGAAAACAGCCAAGGTGCCATCATGAGAGATGGCCTCGTGAGCATTTTGTCCGCTGCGCCGATACCATTCCCGACAGTGTACTTCGCCGGTCGCCTGGTCAACCTTCCACGCGCCAAACCAGAGGGAGTCGGGTCCCGTGATCCATCCCGATTCTGGCTCGACCGAGTTCTGAATGCCCCAGACATAGGTGAGTTCGCTTCGGAGATACTTGTAGCCGTCGATGTCGCTGGTGGGCAGGGCAACCGTTTCGCCGTCGTGGTAGCTGCCGACAAAAACTTCCATGCGGCAAAGTCCAAACGCCGCATTGGAATTGATCCGCGCCAGATGGACGCCTAAGGCATCGCTGCTGGGCGTGAGCACGCTGGAGGGTAAATCGGAGAAGCCAGGCTTCGTCGCAAGCGTGATTCGGCAGGCCATCTATCCCAGCGTTACCGTGGAATTGAAATGCATCGCCGAGAGCGCGGAGACAGGAAAGGAAGCAAACTCCGTGAGGCTCAAAGTCACCGTCCCACTCTCAAAACTCAAGGAACGATCCAGCACTTCAAAGGGCTTGCTGCTGACGCCAACGATGCCGAGAGTGCGATCCGGGATAAAGGGATTGGTGACCGCGATGATGTCGCCTGGCTCAAGGACGCAAGCCGTCCAATCGCAGTCAAAGTTTTGGTCGAATTTGAGTTGCTTCAATCCGTAGCGAATGAAAATGAGATCAGAAGTGAAGGCTGCTGTGACGAATCCTTGCAGCCCGGACCGCAACCCCTGACTTTCGACAACTTCCTGGCCGAACTGGCCATATTTCGAGATGGAAGCCGGGTAGGTTTCCACGTGTTCTGAGGTGAATTTGCCCTCATCGTCCTTGTCGAAGCGGAAGCTGGCGGTATTGATAAGGTCGGCTTGAGCGGCAACCGGGATCTCGTGTTCGGGCGGGCCCAGCGTGTTGTTTGCATCCAGCGTCATCACCGGCGTCACGTTTCGCGGGTTGAAAAAATTCACATCCAACTGGCCAAGGTTATTGGTCCACAGGTAGCCGCCCAGCGGCTGCATAATCTCTTTCTCGATAAATTCCTGCGCATTTGGCGGGCTGTCGAGATCAAAGGTGAATTGAACGCCGGCGAAATACGAGTCGCGGTAAGCAATGATTTTGGCGGAGTTGTAATCGGTGGCAGCCAGGCCGAGTTCAGTGGAAAAGATGGCCAGCAGAATGTCGAGCGGATGGCCGTTCAAGGTCCGATGATTGTCGCTGTCGGTCGCTCTGCCGTTGTCGGCAACTGTATAAATGACCTGCGAAAGCCTCTGGGTGTTATCGGTGCAGGTGAAGTCATAGCAGCTGTTTTGGTTGGATGAGGCGACATTGTCGATCACTCCAGTGAAGAGCGTCACAAAGCTGGATTGCGGCATGCCGACAAAGCCAGTGGAAAGCGTGACCCGCCTGCCTTCAAACACGAAGTTGGGAAAGGCTGCCGTGATCTGGCCCAGTTGATCTTGAACCGTGACCACCAACTGGCCAAGGTCCGCCCCGCCCTCCATATCGCTGACCTGAGTGGACAGATCGCCTATGCTGACAATCCAATCGAGCTGGCTGGCGATGCCCGTCTTTTTATTGGTAAAGGCTCTGGAGTATCCAGAGATGATGAAGAGAAACACCGGCTCTTTCCGCAGAGTAGCGTTGGCGGAGAGGAAAGCTGCGCTGGCGGAGATCATCAGACGTAGAGGCGCATCTTGAGCGAGAACTTGGAAACTGTGCGGAAAGACAGCCGCGGACTCCAGTCCGTATCCTCAAGGGTGAAGACGGTGAATCCTGACTGCGTCGTATCCGGAAAGTAGTTGAACGGTCCGCCCGTGATGGCGTACTGCATGAAAGCTGACCAGGCAGGCATGTCGGTGAACGGAACATAGTTCATCGTCAACGTTCGGAAGACATCGGTCCGCACGTAAAAGCTTTGGCGATGTCCGCTGAGGGTCATGGAATCGACGCGCTGAGCTGTCAGATCATCGCTAGTGCCATCTTGCAGGCCCGGCTTCTCAACCGGGGGAAACGTGAAGTTGAGCGTAACCGGGCCTGTACCCGGGTCATAAACGATTTTGGGAATGGGAACGGTAGCCACGATTGCTTAGCCTCTCCGCGTGACGCGGTAAGCGTTGCGGGCGGTCAGGCGGCTTTGCCCTCGGCTTACCTGGCGATCAATCTTGCGCACCAACTTTCTGAGTTCGTCGGCGCTGACCAGCCCTTGAACGTAGAAGTTGGTAGAGCCGCGTCCGCCGCCCAAGGCTTCGACAATGGCTCCCATCGCCTCGGGATCGTCCAAGGGGAGAACGCCTTCGCGGGCTCGGCCGCCCGTGCGCGAATCGCCCACAATGGCCAAGGTGGGAGTACTAACGAGCGCGCCAGCGGCGAAGCTGGCCACGTTGCGCTGCTGAGCTGGCTGTCCGCCGGATTGGGTAGCTGGCGAGTTGTCGTTGATGCCAGCGCGGGGATTGCCTTCGGTCTTGCTGCCTCCCGAGCCGGGATTGATGGCATGCGCGGCGGCGCCCGCAGCGCCGGCGACACCACCTGCTATGGCAGCAGCCGTAAACCAATTGGTTGCGCCTGAAAAGTCCCATGACGCCAGCGCCGCGAAGCCCCGGGCCGTGAAATAAATCGCATCAATTGCTGCCTGGGCTGCAACCCTCGCGAGATACTGCGCAAGTGCCCGTTCCATCGCCACGCCAAAAGACTCCTGCCCCAATATCCACTGTTCAACTGCCGAGCCGAACGCCTGGCTCACATCATTGAGAATGCCGTCAGCAGTTTTTGCCCAACCATGTAGGTCGCGACTTGATGCCCGCAGGTGTTGACTATATTGCTGGAGTTGCCGGATGAGCGAATTGTTAGTATGTGCCGCACGCTTCTCAATCTGATCTTGCTGCTTGAGGAAGTCTTTCGTGAAGTCGTCTTGGGCCTTTTTCTTTTGGTTCTCGATATCTCGATAGGCTTTGAGCTCTCTCGCGTCTTCACTGGTCAGGATGCGACCGCGCTGCGTCGCTTCGATCTGGGCTTCCTGGATGACTAGCTGTTGCTTCCGGTCGAGCACTGCGATTAACTTCTGCAGGTCCTCGTCGTAAAGTCGCTTGAGATGCGCGAGATAGTCTCCCTGGGATATCAGCCCTTTATCGTATTGCGTCTTCAGCAGAATCGCTTTTTGTTCGGTAGCGGAGCGCAAAGCCTGCAGTTCGCCGTCAATTGTGGCGATCTGCCCGGCAAGTACCTCCCTTTGCTGCTGCAGTTTTTCGTCGCTGACTTTTTGCTCTTGTTTTAATCCCTGTTGCAGCCGATCAAGATCATGCTTCAAGCGTTCATCATCTTGCTTGTCGAGGATTTCATTCAGCTTTTGATGCTGCGATGTGACAAGCCGGTCGAACTGCTCAAGGGCACGCCGTTCTTTCTCGCGTGCCTTTTCCGCTTCTTCGGCGCGTTTCTTGCGATCTTCTGCGCCTTCCGATTCCTTTTCTTTGTCGGCAGCCTTCCTGGCTTCTTCAATGTCTTTCTGGTAGTCGCGGATAACGCCGCTCAATTTCACCCAAGATTCGAGCGTCTTCGGATCAGGTCCAGGCGATACGAACCCTTGCACCACAATGGGCTTGAAGTTCTTCTGGGCCTCGGTCAGTTCTTTGACTTTGGCATCGGCTTCGGTAAGGGCTTTTTGCACGATCGCCAGAGCGTTCGCATAAGCTTCCGGCGTGCGGGTTTCAAACGCCGTCTTCAGGGTTTTGTCCAGATCATGCAGCTTGGCCTTGGCTTCTTCGCTGCCTTCAAAGCCAGCAAGGATGTTGGTGACCCAGCCGCGGTCAAGTTTGCCCATGGCCTTGTCGGCTTCATCGCCAATCTGCTTGATCTGTTCCTGAAGGTGTTCCAGTGTCTGCCGATCGATGAGCTGCAGCTTAAGCCGCAGCGCTTCGAGAGTTTTGCCGTCAAGCTCATCAAGCCGGATCTGTGCCTTGATCAGTTTGTCTTCCAGATTGTCGAACACCTTTCGCTGTACATCGTCGACCTTTTCCCAGGCTTCGGCGATACGTTCGCCTTCATGGCGCCATTCGATGATTTTCTCGATGGCCTTTGCCAGTGCTTCAATCAGGAAGAGGATTGCGGTTGCTGCGAAAGCGGATGACAGAACCGTGGCCACCGCTGGAATCTCTGCCACGAAAGAGCGGACGTGACGCGGCAGATGGATGCCGAACATTTCTCCCAGCAGCCCAGCCTCGCCCTTGGCTTCGTGGATGGTTTTCCGCGAAACCTCTGCGCCTTCTTCAATAGCATGCCCAGCAGCTTGACCGGCAGCGCCTGCAATGGCCGCAGTTGCGCCCACTTCCGCGAAGCCTTGTTCGACCGACTGCACGGCGGCTGCGGTAGGTGCCATTTTGGTCGCAGCTTCCGCGCCGACGCGGTTGAATGCAGCGTCAAGCTGGGAAGTGTCCGCAAGAAATGTCAGGATTGCATCGCCGATGTCTATAGCCATGGTGTGTTTACCTAGTAGCTATGTGTAATGTTTTGCATTGCTATTCGGAGTAACGGGATTGCCAAATTGCCGGGGAAACGTAAAATTTCGTCTCGGGGAGATCGTTGATGCGAAAACTGCTTGTGGTACTAATTGTGCTTCTCTGTTCTGTCGTGCTTCACGCCAAGAAGAAACCTGTTATCCCGTTTTCGGTTTCTGCGGCACCAGAGGCGGTGAAGCAAGCTGTAATCGCGCAGGCGGTTGCTGATGGTTACCACGTTGAAAATGACAGCCAATTTCAAATCGTGTTGACCAAAGATATGAACCGTGTAGCAGGTCTCTTTGCAGCTGGCTTACTCAGCCCGGGCGCTTGCGCCGGAATCACACCGCGATACTTATTTACCGTGATTCTGGTTCCGAGCGGGGACGGAACCGACGTCACCACTCACTACGATATGGAGCATGCCAGTGGCTTCTGTCATCCAGTGAGGAGAAACGAGGACAAGCAGCACCAAAAATATTTCGCCGACTTCATGGCGAAAGTAAAACAAGCCACCGAAAAGCCAATAAGCAAGAACTAAGCCTTCGCTCTCTCAGGATCGATGCCCATCATCCTGAACAACTGCGTATCGCTAACGCGGCGACCGACGGGAGTTCTCTGTTGCTGATCATCGTCCATCGCCATATTCCATCCTCGTACCCGTTCATTCCGCTTTTGGAACATGAGTCCCAAAAGCTCCTCGGTCCAATTTTCGTTGATGTACTCTGGGGCAAGATGCCATTCGGCAAGCGCTAATTCGTAGGCTGCGCCGGTGGAGATGGGTTCGCCCGCTGCATCTCCATCACCATCCCCAGTGAAGCTAAAAAAGGCGCAAAGGCTACCCCCCAGATTTGTTTGAATGCGATAGAAAATTCCTGGTCGTAAGCATTGGCCAGGATCTCTTCGCGGGGCAGGTCGGGCGCGTAAGAAAACACGAGATCTGGAATTTTTTCAGGGAAGCGCAGTAGGGCCGAGAATAGCCCGTTCGAAATCGCCTTTTTCAGTTCAGGCGAGTTTTCATCGAACTTTTCCGGCAGATCATTTGAGATCGCCGAGGTGATCTTAAAGAAGCTTTTCCGCCACTCGGCAGCGGCAGCGATGCGGAGAACAGGAACCACATAATCCTTTTCCCCAAAGTGTAGCGTCAATTGCTTCAGTACGATTTCTGATTCCGTGCGATTCATCGTGGCGTCCTTGGGAGAAGGGTTCAGCGTGAAAATGGGCAGCCCGGACTGTGGTGCGATGCGGCTTTCAGCCACAGTCCAGGCTTCGTTCCCAACAGAAGGGAAGGGGGAAGGGAGAAGAACCTTCTGTTAGCTGCCGACTGACATCAAAAAGACGGCTTTGCAATTCGCCGTCTTCGAGCCAGCGGTATTGTCGAAGATCACCTTGCTCAGTACCATGCCCGCGAGCGGATTGGTAGTATTGAGCGCGTTATTCCACGCATACGACTTTCCTGCCCGCAGCGTGATGGGGGACGGCGCAGCTGGGGCCACCCGCGAATTGAACTTCAATGTGATGTCCTGATCGCTGGTGATAGCGAAAGAATCCAGTTCGTCGCAATTGATCGGCGCGATGATTTCGTCAACTACAGCGCCGGCGGCGACGCCGCCGTTAGGGCTGCAATTCTCTTCTGCGTCGCCGATGATCTGATAGCTGTCGGCAACTCCGACTGCCCCAAGGTCGCTGCGAATGCTTAGTGTCCAAGTGTGACTGATAGCCATGACTTTTCAAACTCTCCTTTGTTGGGAATGTGTTGCTTTCGATTTTCAGACGTTGACTGCTACTGCGGTTTAGAAGTCTTGGATGTTGCAGAGATTGGCGCCCAGCGTCTTGGTGGAATCGGCCAGGGCTTCGAACTGGCAGTTGAAGATCACCTTGTCTTTGCGCTGGAAGTGCATCTTCACCGCTGCTTTCTGGATGGTGCGATAAACCAGAATCTGGCGCGTCTTGTTGGTAGTCGGAGCCGGGCCCATGACGCCCAGCATGAATTCGTTGGGAGCGGTTAAGCCGCCGGTCGTGAGGTGGGTAGTCGAAACCTGCACTGCCCCAGCGATCGCATAGAACAGGTTCTGCAGCGTGGCTTCCGCCAGCTTTGCTGTGATGACCAGTTTCTCCGCCGTGAGGATGACGGCCGCCGGCGAGGTCAACTCATCGACCATCACATCTTTAATCGTGGCGGTGTAATCAAACTCGATACCGTCATCGGTGAAGCCTGGCTGCGCGAAGGCAGCGAAGTTGGTCGCGCTTCCCGTCAGCGTGGGCTGTGCCGTTCCGGCCGGCGCAATGAATAGCTGCGCGGGACCGTAAATAACGTTTGCTGTATTTCCCATCGTGATCTCCTTTTAATTTTGTGGAACTTGAAAACAAGAACTCACGGGCGAATGGCTAAACTCCAGAACGACACCACCGTGGCGTAGCCTGTATGCGGATCGCTGACATCTTGCCCTTCGGTATCCTCAAGGCAACTGAGCACCGTCCCAAGCACGCCAAAATCGACGTTCGTCTGCTGGTGAAGCCAGTCGAAGATGGCGCCGTAAACGGCGCGCGCGACTTGCCACTGATCGACATCCGCCCAAACGGTGATTTGCATGCGCGGTTTGATCAGTCCGGGAATCTCGGGATGTGCCGAGCCGCCGCCGGTAGCGCTGGCGGTGCCGCCGCCCGTCCGCACCACGATGACGGGTCCGGTTTTCGGGTCAAGCCCTTGCGGTAAGTGGCCGGCAAAGATGCGGTTCGTTTGCAGCACCGGCAATACAGGATTGGGCTGGCCATTGACTACCGTGCTCAGCAGCCAGGTCCGCAACAGCAGGTTGGCATCAATCATTTGGCTTTTCGCAGGGAACCGATCTTGCTGCGCACGGCTTGCGGCAACTTGCTGATATGCCGGGCGAATGCGGGAAACAGGTAAGGCTGCGCCGACATTTTGGAAGTGCCAACTTCGAGGTATCCGCCGTACCCGCTTTGGGTGAAAAGCTGTGCCTTGGCACCTTTCTCCGTTTCCGCCACCTTCACATCGATTGACCGGCGATTGAATCCGGTGCCACCTGCTGGGCGGTGCAGTTTGCCCTGAGCCTGTTTGGCCAGGTTTTGCACCAATCCTTGGGGCGTGACTGGAGAATTCTCGACGGCATCGGGCTTGATATCGAGTTCGAAGACTTCCTGCGTAGCCTGAAAGATGGCGGCCTTCGCCTGCGCCAGCGCCTGCGGAATACGTAAGCGAACTTCGGTTTTGACGGCTGCCATGATCTAGGGCCGGATGACAGTGGTTTCAACTTCGAGGTGGTGGTCCATCTGCCCGGGATTATCAACAAACGTGATGTTGTGCATCAGGGCGCCAGCCGTGATGTCGTTCGGATCGATATTCGGTGCGCCGAAATCCTTAACCTGCAAATAGTGATGAAGGCTCAGGTCAACCGGAGGCGTGTCGACTTGGATTGGACGCATGAAAATCCGCCAGTGCTCGACGCCGAACGAGGTCTGCGAGGTGGCGGCGGGTGGCACGTTCAGTTCTTGGCCGCCGATGGATTCCTGAAAGCAGGGCACGTTATCGAGTAGCAGGATGAACGTGGTAATGGGCTGTCCGTATTGGTCGGTGAAGCCGGTTGGCCCTTTTTTCCAAACCGAGCAGGTACGATTCAGCAACGAATCGAACGGGTCATTCTTAAACGGCGGAACCGGAAAGAATGGATTATTGGGGAACGGATTCGAGCTCACGCAATCCCTCGCAGGATCTGGTTGCGAACCATCTCCAGGGCGGCAAAGTCGGAATTGTTGTCCTCGATGATGGCGCAGGCTGGGGTATCGTACTCAAGTTTCCGGAAGGCTTCCGCCTGCGCGGTCAGTTGGCGGATTTGCGTGCGTCCAGCACTGTACTGGAAACGGCCGATTGTGACTTGATGGGGTGTCGCTTCCGCGCGCGCCGCCAGCGAATCAAGCGCCAGCGCGGCTGCCAGAAACAGGCTTCCGCCGGAAACATCCAGAAAGACTTGGATGTCATTATCAGAGAAAGTCCCAATCGGATCGCCATTGGTATCCTGCAGCGTGTCGCCAATCAGGATGCGGACTCTTTGAACGTCGGTGATGGCCATATAAATAAGGATGCCGATATTTCGGCAGTTACGCGCTAGTACATAGAAACTAAAGGACTATCCGGCGAAATTGGGCGTATCATGGCTGACTGACCGGGGAACACATTCTCATCCGCGAAGGGAGAAGAAACGTCTTCTCCGGCATTAACAATGAAGGCATCGAGCGCATGATCATCGGCAACGTGCCGAACAGTCAGGAACTCGTCCAGTTGTTTCGCGACCGTGGCTGGATCAGGACCACGTCGGCGAGGATTCGCTCCGGAACTCGGAAATACTCGAGGCGCGGCAAAAACAAAGTTCAGACCATGGCCACCGCGGCTTGAGATAATCCCCCGCAAATTCACCCCTGATTCGTTGGGTGAATTCTCTCACTTGTGCGTGGCGTCAGGGGCTGGCTTCTCCGGGGAAGGTAGCCCTGCCCAGCCCCTGACGGTCGTTTCAGCCCGGAGTCAGGTTTTACTTCACGGGCCTTCGACAAAACCACTCTTTTAGCTGTGCACCTGCACGTAGGTCATGCGCGGATCGATTGCGGCACCGCCCATGATGTGACGCGCGCGGAAGCGCACTTTGTCCGTCTCGAAATCACCTTCCATCGCCGACACTGCGCCGCCGCCGAGGGTGACTTTGTTGGAAGACTTCATCAGCACTTCGGGCGTTTCGTGGCCAGCCAGGAAATTCAGCTGAGCCGCGGGCCCATCAGCGACCGGATCGGCGAACACGTACCAGGTGCCGTTCTTGTTGCCGGAAGCGTCGATGATCGGGAGATACGGATTCACGTGCCCGGTCACGTTGAAGTTGGTCGCAACCACGTTGGCGGAAGTCTGCACTTCCTTGGTCGACGTGGAGCTGAGGCCGACGGCGATCAGCGCCGACTGATTCAACGCCTGATAGAGAGCCACTTCGAGCGCTGGCGGCACCACGACGTGGAACTTCGTGCAGATGATAGGCTCACCATCTGCATCAACCTGACTCCGCATCAGTTGCAGAGTTGTGCCCAGATTGGTTGCGCTGAAGGCCAGCACGCCCGAATTGGTGATGGCTGCGTTATCGATGGGATGCGTGACCGTCGCACCATACAGTGCGCTGCTGGGCCCGGAAGCGCCTGCGAACAGCTTGGTTGCCTCCCGCCACTCGGTGCGCATCGCCGCCCGCACAAAGTCATCGGCAACGCCCGACAGTGCGCCAAGATCGTCGTTGATGAATACCTCCCAGCCCACCGGGTAGGAATTGCCGAACGGACTGACGGTAATCTGGATTTTGCCGTCGTTCAACGCGCGCTCTTTGTACTCGCCGCGGTTGGTGCGTGCCTCAAGCGCGCTGCCCAAGCCCCAGAGCCCGATGCCCTGCGAAGGCCGGAAATCGCGGCTGGTGCCAGTCTTGATGTACTGCCGCCAGTCGGGTGACTGGCTCTTATACTTCGGCAGCAACATGCGATCGAGCACGTTGGCGAAGAGCACGGTGAAGTCCGAGATGGTCTCCGCGCCCGCTTCCTCGAGGAACGCCATGCGCTTCGATGGCGTCCAGGTCATGAAGCCTTTCATGAAACCTGCCAGGCGCTCTTCGAACTGGGACATTCTCTCGGCCCGCTGACGAGCGCTGGCCGCCTGCGCCTCACTGAAATCCATTACTTCGAAAAACTCTTTCATCGCTTTTGTTCTCCTCGTCGGCCGTTTAGCCGAGAAATTTTTATTGCGCGAACGAGAGGCCTGCTATAAAAGCAGGCCTCTTTCAAGCAAAACCGCAACCGACTGACTAACTGTTGGCTCCGCCGGCCGTTCCGGGCGTTGCGCCAAAAAGCTTCACGTTGATGGTGTCGGTTCCGCCGCCAGCGACGGTCTCGAGCGCCACGCCGTAAGGCACATCGTTCAGATCGTCGCTCAGTGCCGCAGTTGAGGGATCGATGTAAACCGTCTCGCCGACCGAGATGCCGTTGTGAATGCTCGAAACGGAAAGGTCGAACACGCCTTCCGTCTGAACGTTCACACTGTCCGTGGCGGCAGCTGCGTTTTCGTAGGCCACGCCAACGATGCGGCCGACGATGACGGGATCGCCAGCATCGACAAACCCATCCGAGTGCGAAGGGTGCACCAAAAGTGACTCGGTAAAAGTCAGAACTTTTCCGTCCTGTACAGAATTCTTCATTTGCTTTTTCTCCTGAATTTGTGTGGGGAACTCTCAGAACTTTTTGGAAAGGACTTGTTTAGCGGCCGACTGCGGCAATCTCCGCCTGTTCTTTGGTCATGCCGCCGCGCATGAAGCTCTCAACCAGGCTGGCGCGCACATCGGTGCTTCCGCTGGTGGAACCGTTGTCACCTTTGCCCAGGTTGGTGACTTTAGTGGTAGGCGCGAAGGCCTTGATGTACTCGCGCTCGGCGTCGATGGCTTCTTTCATGCCGTCGACCTTGATGGCATCCTTGAACTGCGTGCGAATGCGGTTCTGGGCAGCTTCGGGCAGTTTGGATTCGGCGAGCAGAGAAGTCAGCTTGGCCTGGGTATCGGCCTTCTGGGCAGCCGTTTCACTCTCTTTGATTTTGGTTTCAGCCGCTTCCAGTTTCTGCTTTGTGGCGGCCAGTTCGGTGTGCGCTTCCTGCAACTGCGTTTCGAGAGTCTTCATTTTTTCGTTCACTCCTAGTGAATTGGACTCGATGAGTTCCACGATGTCTGGCCGCCGTTTGCGGAAGCCCGCTTCATCGATCAGGTCAACGTCGAATTCATCAGCGCGGTCACTCTCCATTGCTTCCACCATTCCGCCCGCGCCAGCGAAGGTGACAAAATCAACTGAGCGCGCCGACACGATCTCGTCAATGCGCGCCGCTTCTTGGCCATCGATCTCGGCTGGCGACCATGCGCCCGCGATACGAACCGATACGCCCATTTCGTTCAGAAGGTTGGTATCTTTCAGTCGGTCAAGCTTGGCTTTGAAAGGCGGATCGATGACTCGCGCCTTGGCTTTCACCGTGCCATCGGATTCAGCCCAAGAGTCGGTGACGTTTGCGACCCAGTTGCGGATCGAGCCTTCGGGCCGCGCCTTGTCTTCTGACTCCGTGGCATGGTCGGCAAACATCTTTGCCCCTTTGAAGATGGGCGCAGCCTTGGTCAGCGTTTCCGACGGATAGAAGCGTTGCCGCCCGTTGGTCTTGTTTTTACTGAAGCCCGGCTTGATGACTGTGACCGTCAATTCGCCTTGCGCCGAATCGTAGGCTGACTCCTGCAACCCTTGGCACTCAACCGCCAGCGCTCGCGAATTGGCGCGGGTGCTCTCCCCGGCGTCGCTTGCGGAAGCCGAGACTGGCTGGTAAGCCATTTCGACCTCGCTCGGAGTGCCCAACTGCACATCGCCGTCTGCGTCGATCGAGTAATCGCATTGCATCAGCTTGCCGTTCATGGAATACACAACGGCACCTGGAAAGATGTCCTGGCACCAGGCACAGGCGTACTCGATGGCGTCTTGTGAACCGTCGCCGTCCGCGTCCATATCGACGCCCGCGCGGATGTTGGCGTTGATGGCATCCATCACCTTGCAGCGGATCGAGTCGAAGCTGTCATCCTTGCGCAGCGCTTCCTGAAAGAAAGCGCCAGCCGAGAAATCGGCTTCCATGGGCATGTCCATCTTCTCGGCTTTGTACATCGCCTTCAGTGTGCTGATAGCTTTGGCCTTGTCCGGGCCTTCGTACTTGTTGCCGCGATAACCGCCGTGCAGTGCTGCCCACGCGGCGCCCATCAGGCGATGATTCGGCGTGCCGCTCTCGTCGGTGACGGGCAGATGTTTGCCGCCTTTGCCGGAAACCAGATATTTGATTGCTTCCTCGATGTGCTGAAAGGTGATGAATTCAAGTTTCATGAGTTCAATATCTCCTGAACCACTCGCGGTCGAGTCTGTCCTGCTCGGCGCAGCGCATGCCATGACGGACGCCGGCGAAGTAGGCAATGACCACGGCGATGATCATTAAGACCAGCATGAGCAACATTTTCAGTTGTCTTCTTCGGGCGGACGCGCGCCCGTCACGGCGCAGGCGCAATTCGGATGGGCAGGTGGCGCCATGTCGCCCGACGGGAACTCTTCATCGACTCCGATCACGCCTTCATCCGCATTGTCTTCGCAGATTTCGCAGGGATTTGGCCCAAGAATCCACCGCTTGTACTGGATGCCCAGCGCCTCAAGTTTCATCAAGGCAGCTTGCGAGAAGGCGGAATTGAGCTCCGTTCGGGCAATCATGTAAGCCCGTCCGCCATAAGCAGCCATGTCATCGAGGACGCTGGCAATGAGTCGCGCCGTTCCTTCGACTCCCAGGTTGTCTTCAATGCCCTTCACCACGGCATCAGCAATCAGGTTGATCGTGGTTTCATCGATCCCGGTAACAGCCTCCGCCGCATTCTCGGCGGCCCAGGCAGCCGCCAGTTGACTGGTGATAGAAGTCGCGACATCGATCGCCGCCGTATCGGTGCCGATGGCGCTGGTAGCTTCTGCGAAAGGATGGGTCTTGTCCGCCACCAGCATGGCAGCGGTCATGTTGGTGGCCAGAACTTCTTTCAGCAGGTCGCGATGGCGCCGAACCGCAACCGACAAGCGCAAGACAGCGGCATGCCTGGCCAAGTCGCCAGACATGCCCATCTTGAGCATGTTGCCCGGATTAAGCGAGAGAATCTCCAGTTTCAGCGCCCGGAAGTAGCTGGTCAGTTCCTTCCGGGTACGCTTTTCAATGGTCTTGCCGGCAAGCCCCAAAAGGGCTGGGCGGGCCATCGTCTCGATTAAGTCAGCCAGTTGGCTCATCAGACTGGGGCGCAGGAAGCTTTCCTGCCGCCAATTCGGCAAGTTCGGCGTCCTGGCAGAGTTTGATAGCGACCCGAAGGGCAAAAACGTCTTTCTGCGCCATGAGCTATTCAACGATCTCCGCCGACCACTCGAAGTTCAGGGAAGCGGTTCCCGAAACGTTCAGCGCGTCGATGGATAGCGCGCCGCCGCCCTCGAGCAAAATGACCGAATCTGGATTGGGCGCAACCCAGCCGCCCGGACCAGCAGCGCCGCAGCCAAACACCAGCATGTTGGTTCTGGTGGTGCCTGCGGTCGGCGCTGAGGCTGCCGTTGCTTTGGCTGCCTGCATGCCGGGATCTTTCGGTCTCGGCGTGATGGACGTTCCGGCCGTCGAAGCGGTGCCCCACTTGATGATGCGGTGAGCGATGCCCGAAATGGCCGTCAAGCCAGCGCCCTTGCCGAGAACGTACATTGCCTGCAGAGCGCAGTTTCTGACGCCTGCTTTCACAAAAAAAGTCTCATTCTCGGTGCCGGGCGTTGCGTTGGTTGCAACATCGGCCATGGTTGCAAGCGATAAACCGTAAACCATTGGCATGGTGAAAGTGCTCCTTCTTAAATTGTCAGATTCTTATCGTGGCGATCATTGGCCAGCTTGGTCAGAATGTGATTCTCGTCCTTCAGCGCCTCGATAATCTCTTGCGCGGTCAATTCCCGGCCAAAGGCTTCCAGCTGCGCCTGGCGGACTTTCTTCCAGAAGGCTTCATCAGGGGAGAGCGCGGTATTCGTCATGGGCGACCACTTCGCCGCGCAGGGATCGCAGAGGTAGAAGGCAAAGTTTTTGACCAGGTCGAACTCTGTCTCCTGAACCATGCCGCCATCCTTGCCGCAGTTGGCGCAGAAGATGGGGATCCACTTCTGTCCATTCGGCCAAACCACGACTTTGGGACTGCGAACAGCGATCGAGTTAGGCAAGAGGTCCGGCTTCATCTCTCGCGAAATTCTCCCTGACAGGCACAGGCTTTGCAGTCGCAAAGGTGATGGCTGCCCGTCAGGCAATTGGTGCAGATAATCGGGCGCGAGTAAGCGGTATTCCGCTTGATGGGCTTCAAGATCTCTGCATGCAGGCCCACGGTTCTCCAGTAGACATCGGGATTGACGATAACCGAGGTTTCGACGTTCATAATGTTGCTCACGCTATGGATAGAATGGCCTGGATGATTTCGAGTTCGGTATCGATGTGCTCGCCCCGGGCGTAAACGCTCGGTGGTCCCTGCAGACTCTGATGAGTTCCGGTGAGCGATTCTCGGCCAAAACCCATGCCGAAATTGGCAAGTTGCGCGGTGGAGGCGCTGCCCAGAATGCGCAGGCGAACCGGCAGCGGCTCTATCTGTGGTTCGGCTTTGGTTGTTTTCCGGGCTGGCGACTTGAGTTCAACCTGCCGCACCAGCGGCGCGACCCGGTTTGACACCCTGCCCGAAACATAACCGACAACCCCGCCGCTAGAAGTAATTCCCAGCGCGGCAGCACCCTGCGCCGCCTGCTCGGTGGTACATGTGCCCGCGAAACCGCCGATATCCGTAGCGATAAGGGCTTGTTTGGCCTGCGAAGTGGTACAAGTGCCGGAGATGATCTCAGTTCCGGCTGCCAGCTCCGATTGTGCCGCCTGACCATAATTGGCAGTGCCCAGGAACTGCTCTTTCCCACTTTGGGTATCCGTTTGCCCGGCTTGGGCTGAAGTCGCGGCACCTGAAATGATCTCTTTCCCACTCGCTGCCAAGGATTGGGCTGGCTGATCATTGGCAATCATGCCGGTATAAGTTCGGTGGTCGTTGGCGCTCAGCGACTGTTGTGCTTGGTCGGAAGCCAGGCTTCCGGTGATAATTTCCGAGCCGGAGGCGGAGAGGGCCTGCGCAGCCTGCGCCGAAGTTTCGGCAGCGGCAAAGGATTCGGAGCCAGAGGCCGCAAGCGACTGCGCAGATTGACTGCTGGTTTCGCTTCCGGCAAAGACTTCCTTTCCTGCGGCTGCAAGACTTTGCGCGTTCTGCTCGCTGGTCTCTGTTGCGCTGAAAACCTCCTTCGCGCTGATGCTGACCGCTTGCCCAGCCTGGTCAGAGGTTTCCGTGCCGGTGAAAATCTCTTTACCGGATGCGGCCAGAGACTGTGCGGCTTGATTGGTGGCGGCGGTACCGGTCGGGCTAACAGTGGCCGCTAGATCGTCGCCCGTCCAGAGGTAGCGAACCGACTGCGTTCCGGTTCGAAGCGTGAACTGGCGTGCAGGCTGGGGATAGGTATTTGCGCCAAGGATGTCGGCAGCGGCCAGGGGAGCCAGGTCATCATTGGTGCTCTGCATGAAGGTGGCTTGACATGCAGCAATATTGGGATCGGGCTGGCTCTGGGAATTGACTTGCCAGGAGTCATCATCCAGGCCTGCAACCTGAGTGTTTGCTCCGGTAAACCAGCCCACCAACCGCGCGGAACCAGTAGCTCCCCAGGTGATCGTCCAGCCATTAGAGTTAAAACTGGTGAAAGTCGCATCGGGATTGTTGGCGCCGTCCCGCTCATGTGAGCACGCTGTAGCCGAGCCCATCGATTTCGCGACTGTGGCCCTGACATCGTTGGCGATCGAGCAGGCATAACACTGATTCGTGCCGTCGGTTGCGCCGAAGGTCGTGATGGCATTCGATGTGTTGGTATTGTTCGCGGTGGGGGAAGAGCATAAAAGCCCAAGTAGCTTAGGTGTAACGCTCTGACTCGTGACAGATTGAGTCGTGGCCGTGGTTGGCTTCGCCGAGGTTCCGCAGTCCCAGGTTCCGCCTTTAATGACTAGGTAGTGCGTGAGGAACGCGCTGCCGGGATTTGTTGTGTAATTGAGATCGAATCCATCAGCCGTAAACTGCACAAAATCTGCAACGGTCGTTACAGAATTGGATGTATTTTGCGTGACCACCACCGCATCATTGCGGAGGATGGTCATCGCATTGATGGCTCCGGCTGTTCCCGCCGCATCCGCTGCCGCCATGCCATAAGCCCATCGCTTGCTCGAACTGACAGCGCATCCAATCGTCCCTGTGGCAGCATTCGTGTTGCCGGCAGCCGTCTGATTGGTCATAAAGAGCAACAAAAAGTCGCCCTTAAATCCCACGCCCGTATAGTTCTGTGTGCCAGTGCTTGTGCGCTGCGCAGTAGAACCAACAAAGGCGTTCGTAACGTCGCTGCCGCCGATCAGGATGTAGTCGATCAGCCAAGCCGAGGCGGGGGTTGTATTGAACGTAACTACAAAATTGTTGGAGTTGAAAGCGACCCCAGTGATGGTTCCGCCGGTGCCAACCGTGGGTGTGGTGTTGGCGGTGAAAATCGATAGGGCTTCAGTTGTGGCGTTGCCTTCGGCTGTATTGCTGGTAGTGACGGCATCGTCGGCACCCCACGAGATGCGGTGATGATGGGTTCCATCACTGGCGCCAAATGACCACATAGCACGCGCCGATTCGGGATTGGTCGTCTTGCCGTGGGTAAAGAAGATAATGGCTTTGCCTGTGAATCCACAGTTCACCGTCGTCGTCGCGCCTGTGGTATCCGCTGCGAATTGCCCGGTCTTTACTTGGAGTGCCATTAAAAAGGTGCCATTAGCTCATCAACGTGATGTTCGTAATGGGATCGCCGCCGAAGGGTGGAATGTAGCCGTCATCCAAGCAGCCGATGGTGTCAGGCGCCGGCTGGAGAGATAAGAGCACCGCGAGCCGTGAATTCACAAGCTGACTGAATGTCCATGTTGGATTCTTGCCCCCGGAACCTATCAACGAGGCCGCCGCACCGAGCGAGCCCGGCGTCGTAAACAATGACTCATAGATACTGAATCCGCCGTCAATGCTGAGTGAAAAATTGCCTGAGTCTAGCGAAGCGCCACAAGCAAGAAACAGATCGTTTGCGGTCTTTGCCGTGACAGAACCTGCTTGTTGGGTTTGGGCACTATTTCCCGGACTGGCTGCTTGCGCCAATTGGGCGGTATCGAACGTATCTACGCCACTCAAGGCGATGATGAATGCTGTTGGCTCATGTCCGGTATATGTGGCTGTGAACGTATGTCCAGTGCCCGTCTTTCCTGCAGGCGGATTCTGAACATAGTAGGTGCTGATGGTGTTGTTCACCGAATCGGTCAATCGCGGGGAATAGAGGCTCCAACTATTCGATTTGTTATCGCTGAACGTTGGGCTGGTGCCGTTCCAATCAATCAAAAATGCCAGCAGGAAATCCGCTCCCGAGGTATCGATTGACGGCGAGGTTCCCGTATCCGGGGAACCGTGCGCCGTCGTATGCGAAATGATGGAAATCGCCACTTCGTCGAGTTACTTGGTGACGGTGTGTTGGAAGCTGGTAACCGACACGGTTGCATGCTGCACGATAGAAGTTGTGTTGAGGACGAGGTTGGCGGTTGCGGTTCCTACCGATCCGTCCATGACGGGCGTTATGCCGTCGGATTTCAGGCAGCGGAACCAGGTTGCGGTTCCGGTAGCATCCGCGTCCGTATCGTCCGTGATGGCATTGGCCGTGATCACGCCCGCAATAGCTCCAGCGAAGGCGGTGGCGCCAAAACGAAGTTCGGCCAGGAGAACTTGCGTGGTGACTGCCGTGTCAGCGGTGGCTGGTTGCCCGGTACCCGTGCTGTCGTAAATTCTGAGATAGCCGTTGTTGAGAGCTGTGGCCAGCGCATCGGCTTCGGCGTTGACGCCGGCGTTTGCCATCTTCAAGTTAAGAGCCATTGCTCAATTCCTCCAGTTCAAATTCAATTTCGCCAGCTTTATTGCGCCGGGCTTTGCCGCGTTTCTTCAGCGGCTTCGGTGCTTCCTGGACGGTTACTTTATCGAAGGTGATCTGCGGACTCAGTTGAATGTGCTGCTGTGGTGTGAGGTCAGGCTCGCCGTTGAGACTCTCTAGCACCTCTGCCAGACGGTTCAATGCGGCAGCTTCCGAGCTTGGCGAATTCGATTGCCGCGGCGGCGTATTGCCTTTCGGAATGGTCGGCGGCGGCAACTGATCGCCCATCTGCGCCTTCAGTTCTTCTCGCTTGGCCTCGACTTTCGTCATGATGTCTTCGACGTTGCTCAGGCCGAGCGCTACCAGGCAGGCCTGCAGAATCTCCGGGACTTGGATTTCCGGGAACACCTGGTGCAATCCCATCAGGAAATTGCCCAGCCGTTGCAGATCGTCTTTCAGCATCTGCGGCAGTTTGACTTCAATTTCGGCAGGCTGTTCGTCGATATCCTCATCCAGCACAATGGAGAAAATGTCGCGCCAGGCGTCCTCCCACATTTCCTGGTAGGACGTGAACGACTTCAGCATGGGCAGTTCCATGGCTTCCGCCGTGGCCAGATTGCCCGTAGAGGGATCGCCGAAGTAGTGCAGCATGATGTTCGTGCCCGCCGACACCATGAGCTTCAACTGATCGCCATCGCTCTTGGCATCGCCCGCGCCCGTCGAGCGTGGCATGGCTTCGAGTTCTACGCCTTGATTCTGTGCCCAAGTTGCGCCTCGGCTGGGCGCTGGATTCTTCTCCGTCAAGCTGGCTGGGCCCGCGGCCAGGCTGGATTGAAAGCGGCGCTGCAGCTCGTCAATCACCTTTGGGCCGCCTTTGGCGCTCAGCTTCCAGGCAAACTTCGCCAAGGCCTGCGTCAGCGATACCCGCGCTTCCATGAAGCGTCGGTGCTCTTTCGTCCAATTGATGATCGGAAACAGCAGCCCATGACCGCGCTGGCCAAGGTCATCAAAGGTCAGATGAAAGATGACCATATTCTCTTCAGGCACGACTGTCTTGCCTGTGGAATCCTGCACCGTTGCGACGTCCGTCGGATCGGCAGCCCAGTCACGGTAATAGAGGGTTTTGCCGCTAGCGCCTTTCGTCACTCGCTTGTAAGCGAGGATGTTGTCTTCATCGTCGGGGTCAGAGATCACTTCGGAGATTTGCAGTGGATCGAGCGTGCGGATGGTTTTGGTTTCGCCTTCGCCGCCCACAATCACGAAGAATATCTCGCCATCCACCAGCAGTTTGCGCGAAAGCTTCTGCTGGCCTTTGGAACTGGTGAGGCGCTTGTTGCGATGATTCTTCCAGAAATCGTCAATCGCGGACTTTTCCCGGGTCGCTTCATCTTTCAGTTTGTAGCTGATGCCGCTGGCGATAGCGTAATCCGTCCACAGACGCACTGCCTGCTTGGCCAGCGGATCGGCTGCCCAGTAGGCGCGCGACATCTGCACTAGTTTTTCGCGGCGTTCCGGCTGAATCTCGTAGCTGGTTTTGAAGTCGCCCGGCCGGACCCAGCCCACATCTTCAAACGCCAGCGTGATATCCGCCGTGCTCATGGATTCCTTGACTTCGGGAATCGACATCAGCATGTCGATGGCGGCGTTGAATACTGCCTGCTCGGAAAGCTGAGCGGACTTAGTCGTTTTTTTCTTCATTGAGCTTTATATCGATGCCGCAGCCGAGAATGCGCGCGGCTAGTCGGATCAGTTGTTTTGCAAGCCAAAGGCGTCGATCAAGCTGCTTTGTGTCGATGCGCACTTCGAGAGTTACTTGCTTCATGAGATCGGCACCATCAAATATCAGAGGCTGCATCAGAAGCTTCCAAACCTTGGCCCATCGAAGTCATCAAGCTCGGGCGAGATCGATATCCGCTCTTCGTGCGTCACAATGGTTTCTTCCGCCTCGGGATCGCTCAACTCCCAGAGCGCCCACACCAGCGCGTCCATGCGGTCGGGGGATGCCTGCTCATTTACCGCCAAAGGCGTGTATTCGGTCATCTGCTCTTCGAGCTGGGGGAAGGCACCGACGTGGTGCACGCGATGCTGTTCGTAGAGCGCTGCCACAGGCTCAGCCCGGCGGATTTTGCCGCGGGTGGCGTGAACTCCCTTATAGGCAAGCTCGAGATGCTTTGTGCGCAGAATGGCTTCGACCAAGTCGCCACCGTTGTTAATCTCGGCGACGATGCGGTCAGCTTGGTGCTGAACGTAACAGCCGACAACCGCGGAAGCCCACTCGTCGGGAGAGGCCTTCCGGCTTGCATCATCGAGAACGTAAAAGTGCGGTGGCCACGGGCTGCCATCTGGGGCGGGTCCGATTCCGGCAATGACAATGCCGGTTTCCGCGATTTCGTCTTCATTGCTGGCCTTCTTAGGATCTTTGACTGCTGGGTCTACAGCAACCACAATGCGCGTAAGATTCGGAACGAATTTGGCTCGATCAGAATCGATGCCTGCCAGAGTCCACAGTGCATTTGGATTGTCTTCCAGAAGTTCGGCATCAAGCTCCTGGCGGCCGAGTCGTGTGCCTTCATATTTGGTGATGATGGTGTCGTAAAACTTCGGCGAAAGGTTGGAGCGGTTCTCGTAGGTTGAGCCGGTAGTGACCACCGTATGCGGACTGCGTGCCAAGGCGCGCAATAGCCTGATCGGTTTCGGGGTGGTAGTGATCACCGTTTGCGGCCTGGCACCCAAGCGCAAGCCAAACTCAATCTGCTCCCATACGTCATCCGGGTAGCGCCAGGCGGCCAGCTCGTCGCACCACGCTTTCATGTGCTGCGGGCCGCGCAGCGCCTCCGGGTCCTCCGCGCTGAACAGGATCGATACTGCCCCATTCGGCCAATCCAGCCGACGTTTGCTAGGCACGTAAACCGGCCGTTCGCCGTTCGGGCAAACTTCCAGGATGGCGGAGCGAGCCCCGATGCCCTTAACCATGACATCACGGACATCGGCGGCGGTTGGTCCGATCAGATTCACGATCGGGTAATCTCGGATCCAGATACGGACTTGTTCGGCGCCGACGCGAGTCTTGCCAAAGCCGCGCCCCGCCATGACCAGCCAGTTGGTTTTCGATCCGTCGGCGAAACTGGCGGGTGCCAGCTGACTTGGCCTCGCCCAAAACCGCCAGTCATGAATGATGGCTTCGGCTTGCTCGGGGCTGAGTTGCGCGAACCATTTATCTCGTTCATGGGCACCCAGTTCGCGGAATTGTTCAGCGAGCGAGCATCGCTTTGAGTCTGTCAATAGGGCTGACAAGATCAACTTCTACTTGAAACTTCTCGCCTTCCGGATTCGCCAGCCTGACTTGCTGCACCGGTTTGCCGTGCTCCCATTCCATTAACCGGAACAGGATGTGAAGGCGCAGCCGCGCATCACCACACTCGGCATACAGCTGCTTGATCTGGGCTTCGTGATCGAGGTCCCGCAGCAGCCGAGCGGCGAAGGAAGCACTGACGCGGACGCCTTTGAGCGGGCTCGGCTTCCGGCCAGCTCCGGACCGCTTTCCGCCCCGCGCCATCTACCTTGCCTCGCAGCTAACAATCCAACCGTCGCTCGTCCGGATCCAGGCGCAGGCCTTACACATAACAGTTCCCGTCCGTCCATCGAAGCTGGCGCAACCGCGCGCTTCGAACTCCTGCGGGTAGGGCGGCTTCACGGTTGGCCGTGACGTCGCCGCTAAACCCGCGAACAGGATCAGCAGGCCCACTAGGATGCGCATAAAGAGCTTTGAAAAACGAATCCAGAATCAAACAATCAAAGCCCGAACCCCGCGGCGGCGACGATCACCGCGTCCACGGTTGCGTCGGACTCCTTCATATATTCCCCGGTCGAGGCCATGGACCGGTGCCCCAATCGTTTTTGGATTTTGTTGATTGGGGTATTGTTTTCAACCATTAACGTGGCGATCGAGTGCTTGAGCGCGTGCGGGTGCGCCTTTTGCGCCGGAACTTGAGCAGCTTCGCAGTACCTCCGGAAGAGCCTCCAGAAGTGTTGCCGGGTGATGGGGAAGAGGCGTTGATTTTCGTTTGATTTCCTAGCGTATTCAATGAGTTTGGCCTGCTCGGAAAGCAGAGGATTTTGGTGTCCAATGAGGGCTTGGCAGGTCGTTTCCGACCCTTTAAGGCGCTCGATCCGGAGGTATCCATCTTTGACGTCATTGGCTTTGATTCCAATTACTTCGCTTGCCCTCAGCCCATGCCAGAAGGCCACCAGAATCATCAGCCAGTCGCGCTCGCGATGACGGTGCGCCACGTCCAAAACTCTCAGCAATTCCGCCTTTGAAAGCGCTTGCACAATCAAAAAAGGCGACAAAACAGGGAAGTGTCACCTGGATGTCAATGCAGCCGGCTGAACAGGGCGGAAGCCAGCCAGCTGATGACCCCGGCCTCGGCCAGGACGGCGCTGCCGAGAATCCACAGCTTGAGGTTGGCACTATCCAGTCTCCGGTTCAGCCGCAGGACCTCAAGCTGCAGCTTGTCCCGCTGGCGTTCGCAACTCGAGAGCCGATCGAAGGCATGCGTCACATCTTCCGGCAAGCGATCGAGGGGCCTCTTTTTATATGCCATGCGCAGTTCGTCGGTGCGCACCGAGAGGGGAATCAAGAGCGGATCTTGCACGTTCTTTAGAACCAAATAGCAACCATGGCGGTACAGCACCCGGTCCACCATGTTCCAAATGGCATCAACTTCACCACTAACCAGGGGAGGGTACTTGTCTTCCTCCACCGCATTAGTTCGCCGCTTCCCACTCCGCGGGAATGAAATTGATGTAAGCAACTCGCATGATTCGGCCATGGGCACCTATCGCGGGAACCGGGTAGTGAAGCTTTGCGGGATGCATTAGACGGTTAGGGACACGAGCAAAGGGAATGAGATTGCCAGTTCCAAGCAGCCCATCCCACAGAACCTTGCCAACCTGGCGCAGTTCGGCGGGAATGGACTGGAAAAATCGGAAGGCGCGGCCGTGACAGATGAATTTACCGAGAAGTTGTTTCTTGAATTCCCGGACCTGTTCACGTGGCAAGAGCTGCGCAGGCTTTTCCCGCGCGGCGTCTTGCTCCCGGTAGAAGCAAGGCACTAAATCATTTTTCATGATTGTGGACGGAGTACTGCGACCTACGGGGTGCGCTTTGATTGCCGGGCGTCTACCGGCAAAACGAGATGCGGAAATCGATGCCCAGTGGGGGAGACCGGCGCAAAACGAAGCTTCGGGAATATATTGTGCCCTTGTACTCTGAATTTAATCGAGATTACTAAGGTGTGGAAACTAACGGGTAGGATCACCGTCACATGTCACGATGATTTCTGACCACACAAGGGGCACTTTCGTGCTAGTGCGCGGCGGATCACCCAGTACTTGACGCCGAAAATGTAGGCAATCTCCTTACGCGTGAAGCCTTGTCGCAACAGCAGGTGTGAACTGTGAATTTCCTGTGGCGAGATCTGGAAGGGTCGGGCCATGGGCAATCAATGCGGCAGCCAGTAAGAAAGAATCCAGGCGGCGAGCGAGAGGAGGACCAGGAGGAAAACAGAACGTTCGTAGCGGTCTCCGCGCATCATTCCATGTCTTCTTTGGTCACCGTGGGGCGATATTCGGAGAATAAGCGGGCCGCCGTCTCTCGCCAGTTTTCGAAGTTCATGGGACGCACATCGATGCGCTCGCAGGTTCGCAAGTAGGAGAGGTAGGACTGCCGGAGCTTGGGATCGGTAATTGTTGCCAGATTCTCCATTGTGCATCCAGTGCCGCGTAAACTTGCCGGTAGAGACCATCGTCGATTGCCCGATCCAGAAAGGCAACCATCAAGGCCTGGCAGTCACGTCGCTGCTGAAGTTGAGGGCTTACGATAAGCACCCGGGTAATTCTACTGCTCGAAATTCAGGCTCAACTGATCTTCGGAAACTCGACGAGCCTTCCGACGTCGGCGGGGGATGCCGGGCGCTGGCAGCTTCATTGGGCGAAAGAAGCCCGATTCATCGCGGGCCAGACCGAACCCGAGATTCCGTAAAACCTGCGCTGCCCATTGCCGGCGGCGCTCTCGCTCATGCTCAAAGTTGGACATGCGCCCACTTTCCGGGTCATCACCGCATAAGATGGCGAGTTCATAACTTTTCGCATGTCTATCACTGCTAAACGCATGCTTCTTGACTGATTCGTTCCACTTTAAGCCGTGGAGAATCCTCTTTTACCACTACTGCCCGGGCAAACATCTGCCGCAGGTTGCGCGGCGCACAGTCCGGAAGTTTGCCCGCCAGAACCATGGAGGCACCGTCGCACAGCTTGTATTTGATGACTTTGCGGAACAGCCGAAAAAACAGAGATTCGGGGCACAATTCGGCAATCCGTTCCACTTCCGCATCCCGCACTTCGGTTTTCGTGGACGTGGAAAGGGTGAATTGATAGAGATTTCCCACCAGGCGCTTAGACTTCTCGGCTCGGGGAGGGGTCGAACCGAATTCGGCGATCTGCTCTCTCAACTTGTCGCGGAGAAGTCGAATGTCGAGATCGAGCTCTTCGAGGCGCACGGCCGCATTGTCCAGTTCAGCAGCCGACATTCGCCGAGTAGCCATTGAGTAAATAGTAACCCGAATGGTGCAAATCCATGTAGAACAATCACCTAGGGGTAGTGGTGCAGTTTGGTGTTTCTATTAACTCGCCAGATTCGCCACGTCAAGCTGGGCTTGCTGCAAGGCACACTCCTGTGTCATGATCTGAGTGCGCTAACGCAGACCTTGACGAGCCCGGACTGGCATCCGGGTTTTTCTATTTTACCTGCCTAAACTTATCGCAGGAGCAAGCCTGATACTCAGGATTCCCATGCTCCTGTTGAGGCCTTAAGTCTTGATGCCCGCAACAATCCTTCCCATGTTCCGATTCGGGATGTCCACACGTTATGCAGATAGGGTCATCATCAGCCATGAGGCAATTCTCTCACCAAACCGAAATCCGTCAATTGTCAAACTGCACCACTACCCACCTAGGCTGGGGGATTACGAAAGGGGTGCAGCGCTGCACTTAGGAAAGGAAGAAGGGGCAGCCCACGCAATCGGAACTGCCCCACAGGGATTGGGACCGACCCAAAGCCACGAACTGAAGGCCTTCGCAGCGCGGCACGGGTTGAGAAGCGTCGGACAGCGAGAGAATAATCGGCTCTCCCAAAATGGGTCTGTTCAATTTTGAACAAGTTTTCAGCTTGGGCTGTGGATTACGAAAGCGATGCGTGGAAAAGCAAGATAAACAGATGACGGAAAAGGCGATATTTTTCTCTTGACAATAAATTTAGATGTATTACATTGTGCGCATGACGAAACGCGCTAAACAGCCCCCGATTCAGACGTGGAGACCGACCGTCGAGGACAAGCGCTTGATGGAAGAGCTAGCGCACAAGTTTGGCATCAAGGAAGTGGATATTCTTAGAATGGGCCTGCGCCGCTTGGCCGAAGAGCAAAAGATTTCCCGAGGCTAATCAAGATGTTGCACATCAACCTAATTCGGGATTCTGTGTTTCCGGTGAATTTAACAGAATATCTGTTATCGGACGTTGCGCGAATACTGCGACGTTAGCCAGGGTTTGCAAGTGGTTGACACCTCGGCTTGCCCGCCGCACTATTCCTGCCATGAAACCCAGAGTTCTAACTTCCCT